AACTGCGGCACAGTTCCGCCGGGCCGACAGGATGACGGATATTGGCACGTTTATGACATATGCAGTTATTTGTCTGGGCAGGTCGCTGACGATTTGCCCGGGACAACTGGCAGAGCGACGTATTACTACCCGTACACAGCCGACGATTACGATCCCCCACCTTGCGTTCCGGCATGGATCTTGAGCGACCTTTGCGCACAGCCGGAGTGCTGACGAATGCCATCACGATATCTTCGCAGATCGTCACCAGACAGGCTCAAGCCATGCTCAGAGCGAATGGTTGACGTTTGCGACATCGAAACGGCTGATGGCTGTTGTGGTGTGATTCCCTGCAAACTTTGTCTTGAATGGGAAACCTACAACGACGGCATTGCCTATGGTTCTGCAGAGTTTGGCGGATCATCATGGACAGGGACAGTTGGCGGTCATTCGTTCGTATCGTATTGGGAGCGAAACTACGAATCAGGCGAATGCGAGTACATCGTCACGTTGGACGACGAAGAAGTTTACCGTGCGACATGCTACGAGGGAGCCAGCTGCCGCAATCCATCCGGCGAAGTTGCAGTGTCGACGGCATACCTCGAAGGCACTCTGCGATGGAGCAAGCACGAACCACGCGAACTGGCACTGATCGACAATCCGGACACGGGTTGCAGAGACTTCTTTTGCGGAAACTGCCGGTGCTCGTGTGAGTGTCTTTGCGTGACGATCACGTCACCTTACGGTCTTACGGATCGCGGTGAAATTTGCGACGTGGCGTATGACTGTGATCCGCCGCTATGGTCTGGAAGTGTCGGTGGTTACTCACTCGAAATTGCGTTGGGGCGAGATCAATACGGTGAGTGCATTATCACGCCGACAGTCGACGGCGTTGAGCTGGATGCCGTTTCTGTGGCGGGCTGCGATGATATGTCAGCGAACTTCACGCTAGCGGATGGCTCGGTCGTCGTCGTGCGATGCAAGCAATGTTCCTGCGAGTTGGGCGAGTGCGTCGTTGGTTGCTGTTGGCCGATCACCTACGACGATCCGCTGTACCCCGGCGGGGCGTTGGCAGACATGCCTTTTGATTTGGACGGATGTGCGGCAGCAACGCTCAGTGGAACGTTCCGGCCATTTGAACCGGGAACGCTAACAAGCGGATCGTGCGGTCCCTGCGGAAGTTATCGCGGAGATTGGGCTGGCGTTGTCGTTGGTACGCTCAAGATTGAGTCCGGCGAAAACTGCATGGACACGCCATGCTCAGTGGCGATCTGCTTGGTGCTGGAATGCGTTACGGACGACGAGGACAACGGGCTGGAAGAATGCTGTAGTCATATGCGGTTATGGGTCGGAGCCACGGAGCCACTGGTTGGAGCCGATCCAGACGGACCCCCAGCGGAACTGGTCATTGGTGGCTGCGATTCATGGCTAAAAATAACGCCCACAACTTGCGCCTGTGATGGGCAAAATGGTGTTTCGGCGGTGTTCGATATTTCCTTGGCTCTTGTGCGTGACAACTACACGACAGGCCCATGTGCAGGCCAGCCGATCGGGTGCCAGATTACGTGCCAAACGCTGCAACTTACTATCTGAGGACAGCATGGAGTGTTCCTGCCCAATTTCTGGTTTTTGCGAGCGACGACGACGGGTGATGTCGAGCGTTCATCATCGCAAATGCCAGGCGGGAATGGTTGAGCATCTCGACCAGTTGTATGCTCAAATTGACACAGCATCATTGCCGATCGACGCGGCCCCAAAGCGGGAAAAGAAAAGAACGCCGGGGCGATCGGTGGGCACGTCGAAAAAGACTTCGAAGTCGTGCGCAGGCTGCTCAAAGCCAAAGGGCATCGTTGCCCGCACGGTCGATCGCGTTGTCAGTCTGAAAAACGCAGCGGTCGATTTTGTGCGTGACGGCATGGCCATCGCCAGCGAGGAGCAGCAAGCGAAACGATCCGCAATCTGTGCCAGTTGCCCACTGAACAATGCGGGATGGTGCGACGACACGAAGGGCGGCTGCGGATGCGATTTGGCGTTTAAGGTGATGCCGCGTTCGTCATCGTGTCCGCTCGGGAAGTGGTCGGCGTATCGTGATGAATACAGGCCGCTGGTGAATCCGACGCGAAGCCTGATGTTTCACCTGTACCCGCTAAAGGGCAAGGAATGGAACTGGCATTGGCATATCGAGCAGATCCGAAAGCATCAGGACAAGTTTAACGGCCGGATCGTCATCGGCGTGGGCGTCGATAAGAACACAGCGACGATTGAGGAGGTGCAGGCGTTGTTCGACGGAATTCGCGTCGACCATTGGCTGCGGGCCGACAACAACAAGCTGGCAGAAACGCTGACACACGTTGAGATGCTCAGCCAGTTACTCACCAAAGATCCGAACGCGATTATCTTTAGGGCGCACTCGAAGGGCGTCACGAAGTCGCCTGATGCCGTGGAGCAGAAATGGGCGGAGATCATGTGGGCGGCGAACATGGATCTGCCATCCGTCGAGGATGCGTTGGCAAGTCATGGAGCAGTATGCTGTCTGCGATCGCAAACGCCACTGGTCAAAAAGAAGCCGGGCGACTGGTTTCCGGCCGGTTCGTTCTACTGGCTACGAGCCAACGAAGTATTCGAACGGGATTGGACATACACCGACAAGACCAGATGGTGGGTTGAGTATTTTCCGTGCCATCTGTTTCCGTTTGAGGAGTCAGCCTGCATCTTCCACGATCTCGTGCCGTCGTCTGTTCTGAATCACGCATACTTTGCGGAGCACGTTGAGCCAGAGTGGGCCGCGTGGAAAGAATCACGAGGTTTGCAATGATTCCAGTCATAGTGAATTGTCGGAACCGTCTCACAACAACTCGCAAGCTCTGCGAACAAATCGCAGCCCTCGACAACGCCTACCCGATCATTTTGGACAACGCCTCGACGTGGGAGCCTTTGGTAGAGTGGCTCAATGACTGCCCGTTCGAGGTAATCCGCCTGACAGAAAACATCGGACATCACGCCCCCTGGACTGCGAAGCTCGTCGACAGGCCGAACGATGGATTCTATTGCGTCACTGATTGCGATCTCGACCTAGAGGGCATACCAGCGGATCTCATGGAAGTGCTGCAAGTTCCGCTGAAATCGTTTCGCGGGCCTGTCATCAAATCAGGCGTTGCCTTGCGAATCGATGACCTTCCGCCGTGGCAGACACAGGTCAGGGAATGGGAGTCGCGGTTTTGGCGACAACGTGCTGACGGATTTCGATATTGGGCTCCAATCGATACCACACTGGCGATGTATCGCAGTCACACGCCAGTCAGGATTGCAACGAAGGTTGCTGGTGTTCGTGCGGTCAGAGCAGGCGGCGATTACACGGCCCGCCATACGCCGTGGTATCTCGATCCGACAAATCTGGACGCGGAGAACGCGAACTACTTCGCGACGGCGAACGATAGCAACTCATGGCGGCCAGATGGCGATAAGCTCACGTCAAGATTTTGCACCACAGGAGGATGCCATGCACCCCGGCGCGTTTGAATTCATTGGCAGGCATTTGACGACAGAGTCAATCTACGTTGCGGAGATTGGCAGCAGGGACATCAACGGCAGCATTCGTTGCCAGTTTCCGAATGCCACATGGATTGGCATTGATTTGATTGCAGGCCCGGCGGTCGACATTGTCTGCGATGCTCTGGACTACCAACCACCGCAAAAGGTCGATATCGTGATCTGCTGCGAGGTGCTTGAGCACTGCATGACATGGGGCTCGCTGATTTCCCACGCTGCAAGCTGGCTGAAGCCCGGCGGAAAAATCCTGATCACGTGCGGCGGTCCCGGCAGAGATCCGCACTCAGCATTCGATGGCGGGGCATTGCAGCCTGACGAGCATTACGGAAACATCAGCCTGGATGAGCTGGCCGAGGAACTGCATTACGCCGGGTTTGTGCAGATCGATGTCAGCGGCAATGAACACTGGCGAGACACTTACGCGGTGGCGTGGAAATTGTAGGCAAGACCGTCATAGTTCGGCCGGTCCTGCGGATAAATAGCAGGGGCCAAAAACGCAGTCTGGGAAGGGCCGCATCCGATCGGGTGCGGCTCACTGCGTTTCTGAATACCCCACAAAACACGGGCAAAACAAAATCTTTCCCACAATCCTGCAAAATGATATCACCACGCATTGACGCCCCTGCCGATAGTGATATCATGCCCGCATCGAGACGCAAAACACTGGTAAGGAAAAGAAAAAATGAAAATCACAATCATCGCTAATGACGAATTAACCGGAAACGAAATGACAATTGTGGTTAACGACGGGACATCAACTGGACTTCCAACTCGCGCTAAGTGCCAGCAAATTCTTAACCAGATGGGCCGCAAATATGGGGCTTTGTTGTGCTACATCTCTCACTCAGTGGTGACAGCGTGACCGACACACTCGCAACAATCCGCAACCTGCAAGCCCGCATCATTTACGCCCAGCACGACGGCAACCACGCCGAAGTCTTGCGGCTCAAGAAGGAACTGGAGAACCTGAAGTGACAAAGAAAGTCAAAGGCAATCCCCAACTGCTGCTGCGTGTTCCGCCGGAACTGCAAAAGCCCTTGGCGGATGAATCAGCGAAGACCGGCGAAAGTCGGCAGGGTGTGCTGTGGAGGATCGCGGCAAAGTATTTTAAGGGGCGGAAAGCGTGAGAATTGATTTCAATACACGTTCAGCAGAAGACTACGCACGTTTTTTAGCTGTACGCAAATGCCCGATCTACCAGTTTAAGGGATCGGCCGCAATTGTCCCTGACGAATACGCCTCACTCGTCGGCGTGAAGTCAAAGCGAAAGACGGGCAAGAAATACACTCCGGCCGTCAACCTGTTCGACTACCAGGCAGACATCGTTCGCATCGCCGTGGAACGTCGCAAGTATGCAATCTTCGCTGACTGCGGACTCGGCAAAACTCTAATGCTTCTGGAGTTTGCTCGCCATTGTGCTGAGCAGACAAAAGGCAAAGTGCTGATCGTTTCGCCGCTTATGGTATGCCGTCAGACCGTCGACGAAGCCCTCAAATGGTACGGCGAATCATTCCCGATCGGTCGAGTTAAAGCCTTCGATTTGCAGTATTGGCTGAACTCAAGTAGCTCGCTCGATTCGCAAATTGGAATCACGAACTACGAAGCGATTCGCGAAGGACTTGAGCCTGGCAAACTTACCGGTCTGATTCTTGACGAATCATCCATGCTCAAAAGTCATTACGGTGCATGGGGCACGCGGCTGATCGAATTGGGCCGAGGACTTGATTGGAAATTGTGCGCGACAGGAACGCCAGCCCCGAACGATCGAATCGAGTTTGCGAATCATGCTGTGCTGTTGGACCGTGCGAAGACCGTCAATGAGTTTCTCGCCACATACTTTATCAATCGCGGCGAGACTCAAAACCGATGGGAACTAAAGCCGCACGCACTAAAGCCGTTCTATCGGTCACTTGCTGATTGGTCGATCTTCCTGACGAATCCGGCCACCTACGGCTGGAAGGATAATGTTGGCGTCACTCCACCAATCAATATCCATATCGATCACATTGATTTAACAGACGAGCAACGCAAGGCCGCTCAGTCAGTTACCGGCTCGCTGATCACGAACAACATCGGCGGCATCGGTGACCGTGGCAAGTTGTCCCAGATCGCAAAAGGCAAGGGCGGCATCGCATCGCTAAAGCCTGCCTTTATTCGATCGCAGGTCGAAAGCTGGCCCGAAGAATCCACAATCATCTGGTGTCACTACAACGACGAACAAGAGCAGATGGAAAAGCTGTTTCCAGAAGCCGTCAGCGTTTCTGGCGACACTAAAGAAGCAGACCGGGAAGCGACGGTTGATGCGTTTAAGTCAGGCCGCGTCAAAGTGCTCATTACGAAACCAAAGATACTCGGATTTGGTTTGAATCTACAGGTATGCACGCGGCAAATTTTTAGCGGCATCAAGGATTCCTATGAGGAGTTCTATCAGGCCGTCAAGCGTTCGAATCGTATCGGTTCTACGAAGCCTCTTAATGTCCATATTCCAGTGACAGAACTGGAAGTTCCATTTGTCGACAACGTGCTTCGCAAAGCCGGTCGAGTTCAACAGGACACTGAGGAGCAGGAGGCACTTTTCAAGGACATCGGCCATGCTTGTTTCGTCAACTGATTTCTGTGCGATCTATATCGAAATCTTAGAGCAGATCGATCACACAATCATGCCGGACTATTACCCGGCCATTCGGAATTTATACCGCACTGACCCTCGCGACTTGATCACTCCTTTTGCCTGTTTTTCATCTCGCGATCACGCATTCGGGTTTGTTTATTGCCTGTTGATTCGCGAACACAAACGTCTTACCGAAAGAGCAAAACATGCTGCTGTCTGATAACGAACAATACCACGTCCATCACGGCGATTGCATTCCGCACATGCTGGAAGACATGCCTGAAGACTCAGTCGACTTTGCTGTGTTCAGCCCGCCATTTCCTTCACTGTACGCATACAGCGATGCAGAAGGCGACATTGGAAACGTTGACTCAATGGGCATGGAAGCGGCGGTTCATCTGTCGTTCATGTTCAATGGGCTTGCCAGAGTCCTGAAACCCGGACGGGCCGCAATCGTTCACGTCTGTCAGATTCCACGAATGAAGCGATCGGGTGGCGTTGGCTTGTGCGACTTTCGAGGAACGAACATTCGGCTCGGTGAGCGTGCTGGCCTTGTCTACGAATACGACTGGAGTGTTCGCAAGAATCCTCAGAGTCAGGCCATCCGAACACGATCACGAGAACTGCAGTTTTCTGGGCTGGAAAGCGATCGCTCAAAGCAACGCGGCACGCTTCAAGACTACTTGATCAAGTTTCGCAAGCCAGGGGAGAACGCCACTCCCATCGACGCGAAAGGACAGGTCAGCCGAAACGATTGGATCGCATGGGCGGAAGGATGCTGGGATGACGTGCATGAGACCGACACCCTGAACACAGCGGCGGCAAAATCAGACGATGACACGAGGCACATTTGCCCGCTCCAGCTTGAAGTGATTCGCCGATGTGTTTTGTTGTACTCAAATCCCGGCGAAATCGTATTCAGCCCGTTCGCTGGCATTGGGTCAGAAGGCTTTGTTTCGCTCGGCGGAACGTCGCCAAAGACGAAAAGAGCGATCTACGACAAGCGGCGGTTTTACGGGTGCGAGCTGAAAACCGAGTATCATAAGCAGGCATTAAAAAATCTTGATTTGGCAACACGTCAGCATTCGGCGGTTCATCAGTCGAGTTTGTTTTCTGAGCTTGAGGAGGTCGCAACATGAGCCAGCTAACCCTCTTCGACTGTCCCGCAAACATCTCCCGCAAATCAGACCCAATCACGTCGCAAAAAAGTGCTGCCGAAACAGAGCCACAGCTAACCGGCCTGCAATCCTGCTGCATGGTTGTCCTCGGTCGTGCATTGTCACCACGAACAGCCAACGAGATCGCAACCGAGTGCGTCCGACAGTATGGCAAGCTGGCAGAGTCATATCGGAAGCGATTACACGAACTGGTCGAGGTCGGCAAGGCCATTGAATGCGGTTATCGGGCCTGCGAAGTGACCGGCAAATCAGCAATGACGTTTCGCGTGAAGGAGCAGCAATGATCACAACGCAAATCCGATGGCTAATTCGCCGCGATATGGACGCAGTGCAGGCGATCGAGAACGCCAGCTTTTCGCATCCGTGGAGCGGAGCCGAATGGGCTGAGAACCTGAAAGAACGCGACACGATCGGAACCGTTATTGAGGATGACCTAGACATTCTTGGCTACGCGATCTACAAGCTCGGCAAAACGAAATTCGAACTGCTGAATATGGCAGTCAAGCCAATTGAGAGACGTTGCGGACACGGCAGGCAGATGATCAATCGGCTGAAAGGCAAACTCGATCAGCAACACCGGACGGCCATCGAATGCACTGTCACTGAGGAGAATCTTCAGGCTCAGTTGTTTTTGCAGGCGTGCGGATTCACGGCGGTACGAGTCGTCAAGGACGCATGGAATGGCAGCGATGCGTATCGGTTTCGATACAGAATAAAGGAGCAGGCATGACAACAAAACCAATCCCTCACCCTGAATCACGCCTCACAGTTCTCTGGCAAGTTGAAGACTACGAGCGAAAAGACGGACGCAGATACACGCAATGGTTTTGCCAGTGCGTCTGCGGCAAAACCAAAACGGTAAACGTGGCACGTCTTCGCGATGGTCACGTCAAGTCGTGCGGGTGCCTGCGAAGAGAGAAGGCACGGATCAAGGGACTGGCGACTGCTCACATTGCACGAGCGGCGATGATGGAAAAACGAAAAAGGAGACTGGCCAATGCTCAATAGCTGTCTGGCATTTTTAGTGATCGTGATGCTTGGTTGCTTCGCTGCTGGCTCGTGTGAGATTGTCAGCGAGCGGGCTGAGCGGAAGCGGATTCAACGGCACATCCGTGAGAAATATGGACGGACTTACTAACCGGCGAGGGCAAGGGTCCACCGGATCAAATCGCAACGGGCAGAGTGTTTCTGTCCGGCTCTGTGGCAACGGCACAGGGCGAATCTCCTCAGAGCCTGCTGCATTGGAAAATGATTTTCAACGGCTGGCCCCCGCAAGCCAATGAAGGCGCAGCAGGCTCTGATTTTGTACTCCTGCGGACGGCTTGCCAGCGGTGGCGTGGTCAATAGTTCGTCAAAGCCGTTCGCAGGTTTTCATGGTCAATGAAAGGATTTCAGATGTTGGTGCTTCGAAGGTCGGTTAGTGAGGAGATCATCATCACGGTCGGTGAGGAAAGGATTGTCGTCAAGCTGGTTGACACTGTCGGAACCAATCACGCACGGATTGGGTTCACGGCATCGCGGAACGTGAGGATCGACCGTAAGGAGATCCACGACGCGATTCAGGAAACAGGCTTCAATCCAGAGGCGTTTCCAATTGCTCCGCTTATGCCAGTCGTGCGAATCGGTGAACGGCTACCAGGTGAACTCATGAGAAGGAAACCGCAATGACACGACGCAAGAAAGCCGGGAAGAAATCCAACAGGCTGCACGCTTCAGTCGATCGCAAGCCAATGACGCGAGATCCATCATTAGAAGAGATTTGGGGCACTGAAGCAACTATCGGACTGGCGGAATCGATCCGCATGGAACGGCCTGATCTTCCAGAGGACAAAGGCTTGTATCGGCCGTCACAGATTCGTGAGTGTTCGACGCAAATGCTTCCAAGTGGCAGCGGCGTTTTGAGGGGGCAGGGATGAGAGAGTTCGTCGTGTACCACGAGCCAGTTGGACAGCCACGACATCGCATATCGACACACGGGAAACATGCTCGCATGTATCTTCCAGCGAAGCATCCAGTTCACGCATTTAAGCGGGCAGTCCAAGCAGAGTTCGGAAAGCGACTGCCATTCCATGAGGCGGTGGAGATTGTCGTCAATGCTTGGTTTCCTCGGCCGAAATCGAAGACGTGGAAAACAAGGCCGATGCCATCGTATCGGCATATCAAAAAGCCTGATGCTGACAACGTGCTGAAGGCCGTGCTTGATGCGTTGAACGGGCTGGCGTGGGTCGACGACGCGCAGGTGTTTTCAGCGACCGTAAGAAAATTTGTGTGCAGTGGTGAGTGTGTTCCAAGGTGTGAAATCGTTATTCGCGGGGTGAGCGAATGAGTGAAGTCTTCTGCATTAGTTTCACGCCATCGCACGAATACTGTGCGCACATTCATCGGCGTTACATCAACGAACGCAGTTTCGGGGCAACAGCCGGAGACTCGTATTGGCTCGGGCTTGGAACGTATGACGTTGTCGATCCGTTTGCACGGTATCGCGACGACGAACGAAAGCCGATCACTCATCCGATGTGGCGGGCAAGGATTGAGAAGGCAAAACGAGACATTGAGAAGCATAAATCAGAACAGCGAGTGCAGGTGCTCGCTGAACAATTAACCGACGAAACGATCTTTTTAGAAATCGAGGCAATACGAAAATGGGCACGATCACTACTACAACCAACACGGTCGGAGACTGGCTCACGCGAATTGACGCAAGCCGGAACGAACTGATTGACGCAGCAAAGAATGGATCACGAATTAACGCGGCGTTCGCGATGGCAGAGGCTCGCATTCAGTTAATCGAGTCATTGACCGATGAGAACATCAAGGCCCGTCTGCTGCGGATGACTGATCCACGAATCAACATGGTTGAACTCGCCAACAATCCAACGGACGAAGATCGAATCAGGGTTTGTGCGATTGCCATCCTGAGCGGGTTCTGTCCTGGCGATGATCAGTTTGCCGTGTTCGGCGGAAAGGGGGGCGGAAAGCTCTACACGAAGGAGGCAGGCTTTCGAACGCTGTTTGCGCACCTCGGAATTGTGCCAGAGGTTTCAGTCGGGCATCCTGAGTTTGTGCCGCTTGGAAAGTCTGGAAAGAAAATTTGGCGAGTTGAAGGAAAGGCCTCCTGCTCCTATGGCGGCAAGGAATACGCGGTGGAGTTCTCTGGGGCGATGGCCTTGGGGCTGCCGGGCTATGAGTCGGACAATGTGGCAGGAATCACAGCCAAGGGCCGCAGGCAGCTCCTGAAAGCGTTGTGGACCAAGGTTAGCCCAATCCTGAATGATGATCAGGCGGACGAAGTGGAAGTTATGCCGCAGACGATGCTGATTGAGGAACCGCAACAGCCAGTGGTGGTGCAGCCTGAACCATCCGAAACCGAAAAGCACGAGCCATCGCTGGCACGCATCCGCAAGATTCTTGGTGACAATCCGGACCAGTTGACGTTTGTTGAGTCGGTCTGGAATGAGATTGCCGCGGCAAAGACGATGGAGAAACTGGAAGAGGCTGGCAAGGAGCTGGCAGCAATGAAAGCCAGCGTTAGCCAGCAGGTGCTGTCACTGGTGCGGCCATACTATCAGGCTCGGCAGGTTGAATTGAAAGGCGGTGCAGCATGAGTCGGCCATCATGGATGTTGCCGGAGATCCAGTCAATAGCGGAATTCCCCGCAGAACAGATCGCACGGCAACTTGGAAAGCTCTGCCGATACGCCGGAGCAACGCCAGATCATTACAGCGTGGCTCGGCATTCTTTGGTTGTCGCGGCATTGGCTCCTGACGATCCAGAACACAAGATGGCGGCGTTGTTACACGATGCCCACGAGGCGTTGACAGGCGACATTCTGCGGCCGATGACGCGGCTTCTTAGCATGTCGTCGCGAATGGAGATCCTCTGCGAGCAACAGGCTATCGACCGGCAGTTGTATTCGCTGATTGGGTTCGATCCGTCAATCGCTGTGCTGAACGCGGTCAGCACTGCCGACGACACGGCCTGCAAGCTGGAGATGCAGTTGCTGGGCAAGTCATCCAGCGAGATCACGGACGCACTACCAAATCTTAGGGAAGCAGCTTGGCAGTTGGCGTTTCACGGAAACGCACAGATTGACGCAACGCACTGGCTTGTGTCGTTTAAGGAAACGATGAAGACGCTGGAGGCGATGAGATGACCAAACGTAAAACACGCTTTCACGATGAATGGTTCTCTGTCTACGGCTACGAGATGCCGCCGCATGTGGAACGATTGCCGATTGGTCAGATCCAAGAGGCGATTGACTTCGGGCGGCAGAAACATCGGCCGGTGACTGAGACGAGCGGGAATGATGATTCGATGACCGAATGGGATGCACACAAGCAACACTGATATGAGCCACAACCAACGACTTTACTGGCTTCGCACGATCGGATTCACCCCTGAAGATTGGGGAGCGGATCTCAAAGAACTTGGCCGCGCCGTTTGCGTGAAAGGCATTCGGCAAGGTCAGCCTGAATCGTTTTGGCTGGCTGCTGGCGATGGGTCGGCGGTCATTCATGGCGAGAACACGCCGGTTAAGACCTGGGAGGAGTTGCAGGCGTGGATTACTGAGCAGCCAGAGGCAAAGAAACCTTTGGCCGCGCAAAGAAATCTTTTCGGGGATGATGAGTAGCTTCTGAGATTGGCGTCCGAAAGCGGATTAGATTTGCAGAAGATGGCAATGGACCGCGATTTTCTAATGCAGAAATCCGCGCGGTGAAGATAATACGGGCGTGCTGGTTGAGTCGAGACTTCCATCACATACAATTTAATCGCATCGGGCTTAGTCCCGAATGTAACCGCCCGCAAAAAGTTCTCGACCTTTTTGCGTGGCGGTTTTTTTCATGGAATGAACAATGAAGATTTATTTGGCTGGAAAGATCGGGTTTAAGGATTGGCGAAACGATTTCGTGGACGATCTTTGCAATCACCCATTTGGAACAAAGGTCATAAAGAATGCCATCAGGGGCAGGCATGACTATGTTGGGCCATTTTTTATTGAAGGTCAACACGGTGGGGCTCACGGCGATGGGATGCATGGTGCAGGAGAAAGTGTTTACGACAAAAACACACATGAACATGAACTCAGGCCGCACAAAGATGTATGGGAACGCGCCATCTTAGGAATTCGTAGCAGCGACGTTGTGATTGCTGTCGTCGGCGACGACGCACATGGAACCCTGTGCGAAATAGGATTCGCTTACGGCATCGGAAAGCCTGTGTATGTGGTCGGAAGCGAAGGTAAAGAATGCTGGTTTGCAAAAGGATTTTGCATCGGTGGGTTTGGCTTGTACAGGAATGAAACAGTCGACAGCATCTTAGACATTTGCGACGAGCGAGACGATTACGACAGGTTCATGAATGCTTGCGAGTCGCCAGCAGAATTAGCGTTCGCAAGGAAGCTGATTTCGTCGATGCAGAGATTATATGATAGACCAATTCCACAGCACCAGATCGGACCCTATAGAGTTGACTTTGCGTTTGTGGACACAAAGATCGTCGTTGAAATTGACGGAATCGAGTTCCACGGGAATCAGGCTGCATTCATCGCGGACAGAAAGCGAACGCGATATTTAGAAGCAAGCGGATGGCAGGTCATTAGGTTTGCAGCGAAGGAGGTATTGGAAGCAGAATCATGCGAGATATGTGCAGATGAAGTTTGGGAGGCTGTAGGGGTGAGGCAGATCCAAATGCAAGAACTACAGCGACTATACGAGCAGGAGGAAAGTCGTGCCGTATCCAAGGCGTGAGCCGTTTTTTGCCCATAGGTTCGTGAGGCTGCTGCACAAATCAGCCGTCGCCGCCGAGATCGGTCGAGATGCCTTTTCGCTCCTCGTCGTGATCGTCCATACAGAAGACGCAATGCGATACCGCGGGGCCGCAAAGTTTTGGAACTCACAGCTCGTCGAAACGCTTGGGTTCAAGAAATGGGAGCAATTTGACGCGGCAAGAAAGCGAGCCGTCGCCGCTGGGTGGCTTCAGTATGAGTGCAACGGCAAGCGATCCGCGGGTGAATACTTCGTAACAATTCCAAGCGGATACGAAGCCATCGACGATACTCCAATCGAAGAATCATACCCTAAATCGGGATACGATCAGGGGTATAAAGACGGATTCAGAGACGGACAACTGAACACGAATACATCCGAAATCGGGATACGAAGTGGGGTACGAACAAGGGATGAAGTGGGGTACGAACAGGGGGAACCTTCTAGCCCTAGTCCTTCTCTCTCTCTTTATTCTCCTGGGCAAGACATCGTTGTTCCTGAGCGAATGAAAACTGCTGCGGTAATGCAGTCAGTCGGTTTGTGGTTTCGCCATCTTGAAAGCAAAGACAAACACAGCAAAGTGCCACCGCGGAACAGCCCGCAGGAGCAAGCGTGGTGGCACGAGGTGTCAAAAATGGGTGCGGATGGATTTTGCGCCGCGGTCCAAAAGTCAATGGCAGAGGGTTGGGTGGTGTTTCAGGACCAGCAGGAACAGCCGAGCGTAAAACAGAACGGAAGCAATCATGGGAAACCTACAAGTCCATCAAGCACGGCAGAACGCGAGAAAGCAAAACTGCAACGAATCCTTTCCGCTGGTAGCAGTTAAGCTCTCAGAACTGGCAATGGCAAAGCCGACACTGAAACTCGATGATGACACTCATGCATTCTGGGCACGAAAACTGGCGGCGGATTACGACGTTGATGATGTGCTCATGGCAATCGAGCAGGTGATGCACTCCTCTGTCGAGTTCGTAAACCTCGGAACGATTGCAGAGGAGGCCCGGAAGGTGAGGGCGAGGCGGCCGACAACAGTTTACGCGCCATTCGGTGACACAAAGAGACTGACGATAACGCAACTCAGAGACGCTGCATTTGATGGTAATGAGTCGGCGGCGCAGATGCTGGTCGAGAAACAAAAGCAAGAAATGAAGAGGCTGGTATGAGCGAAAACAAACCGGAATACGTTGTCGAGTTTCGCAGGGCTGCCGATGTTCTTTGGCGTGAGTCGTTCCGGTCAAAGGATCGGGCGGAGGCAGAGAAGCATTTGGCGAGCGACAGGAAGCGGTTTCTGACGTTTCAGCTTCGATTGATTCAGGTGAAGGTTTTGAAAGAGTTGCGTTAAGCGGAGGAGCGGAACATCCGCTGCTCACAAAAACAAAGGGGAGAGTTATGAAAAGTAGGCTATTGGAAAACGGAATGATGTCGTGGGAATGCCGAATCGACAGGGATTACCCGGAGGCTGCCGAGGCGACTGCGGTGATTCACATTCCGATCGCGGGTAGTCCGCACATGGTGGTGTCGGTATGCGAGATTGACTGCATTCCATGCGGGCCGGATGAGTACGGAGACAACAATATCATTCGCGATGGTGAGGACGGCGATCGATGGCGGAACGTTGTGTTGATCGCGTGTGCTCCACATTTGCTGAATGCCGTGCAGCAGGCGGAAAAGAAACTGGAAGCCATCGTGCAGGCGGGAATGGCTGACGGCGGGATCTGCAAGACTGAGCATGATCTGTGGGTGAGCCTAGAGGGTATTCGACGCGAGCTGGATGTTGCGGCAGATTGGGCTACGGATGTCGGGTCGTTTTGAACAGAGGTAATTGCATCCACTGTCCCTGAAAACATTGGAGTTTCTTAAGATGACACGACTAATGCTGATCGGCTGCAGCAAAACAAAAAAGGCTGTCGACTTTGATCCACGGACAGGCGGTCGCGTCACTCCTGAGCAACTCTACGGATCGCAGCTTTTTACGAAGCGAGTCGACTACGCAAAAGCTAGGGGGATTCGTTGGGCCGTCCTGTCGGCTCGGTACGGCGTTTGGTTCCCGCACATCGGGCTCAAGGCGTACGATCAGACGTTCGCGGACATGGAAGCGGCGGACATTGCAGCCTGGCACGTCGGAGTCGCTCAGAGGCTCATGGAGGAGCTTTGGGAGTCCTACAACCTTGGGAGGTCAGTTACTCCAATCAAGCCGTCAGAACTCACGGTAGAGATCCACGCCGGGGCTGACTACTGCCATCCGCTGGCAGAGATTCTGGCAGCAGTGGGAATCGCGGTCGAGCTGCCGCTGGCTGGCCTCGGGATCGGTGAGCAGTTGGCGTGGTATTGTCAGGCGAAACCAGAAACGAAAACCAAAACGCGAACCTACACACGAAGGAAAACCAATGTCTCAGCAACTGACGGGGGAGATTCGGCAGATCGACCTGGACACTCACACGGGGAGGATCTTGTCGTCTCAGGGGCGGCGAGTGGAAATCTATTTTAGCCCTGGGCTCATTGCGGACATCAAGGCGTCCTTTGGGAAGGCTGTGCGGTTCACTGGGCAATGGGTTGATGATCTGTTTTTCGATGTGTGGTCAGTGGTAGGGTGAGCAGACATGGCAAAACGTGAGTACACGAAAGATGGGCTGACGGTCCTGTGGGACTCCGAGAAGTGCGAGCATTGCGAAGCATGTTGGCGTGGGCTGCCGAGCGTGTTCGATCCGCAGTCGCGTCCATGTGTAAACATGAACGGGGCAACAAATGAGGAAATCAGAAAGCAGGTGGAACTGTGTCCGCCGCAAGCATTGTCAGTTAAAGAAAGCAGCAAAGATGGCAAAATCGTGGAAGGTCGATGAGTTGATTCGCGTTCGTGCAGACAATGGAGGCTGGAGGGTTTGGCGTGTTGTTGGGGTGTTCCTCGGCGCAACGAATCAGGAAGACGTGATCGAGTTGGAAACGTTGGACAGAGATAAAAACACGGAGGGACGAATGTGCGTTCCTCGTGAGTTGCTGAACTCATCAATGGGCGCGTCAGCCTGTTGATGCAAACAGAATCAACAGCGGAACTTGTATGCTCTGTTGGTGTGAAACGCGAAAAACATTGGGCTTTCGTTTACAGGTGATCTGATGGTTGATTCAAAGTGTACTCGGTGCGGAAACTCAAAAGCACATCCGCAAACATTCTTCGGACTCCGCGTCGGTCCTCTCTGCACACCATGTGCGGTTGAGTCTCACCAGAAATGGAAACTCAAGATTAGCCCGCTGCTTCGTGAGATGCGGGAAAGCATTGAAGCCTTTGTTGAGGAACAGAAAATGGACGCAGAATGCAAGCCAGTTGAGTACTTCAAGACCTGTGAAAAATGTGAAGACAAGCTGACGGGCCATGAGGATGAGTCCGGAACGCTGTGCCGATGGTGCGTCACCTGCACTGACGTGGCAGAGGGCGAGTCAATCGCGGCTTTGAAGTCCTGAAATCAACAGCGGAATTTCGTTCCGATAGTCGCGAGGAGTTGTGATGACAATCGAAGAAAGAAAAATGAGCCGTCCCGATAGCCGCTGGAAAGCGGAACTGCTGAATCTGTATCGGTCAGCGGAACGTCTTCGCGAGGAAATTCCGGAAGCGGCAAACATGGAATATCAAACTGGCATTATGATGGCCTGTGCGGCGATCTGGCATCGAGTGACGGGCGAGGCGTTGGTTTGAGGATCGGTTAACCATAGCTCTGCTCAAATTGCATTGACATTTGGCCGCGTTCCTGGCATGATGTCTCTACCGCTGGTGTTATGACGACTCTTGACTGTTTCGCGCACAGGTTTTGCGCGTTCGCAGCGTCATGGAGTGCGTGAAGATGTGGAAGCTAATCGCGGAACTGCTCACCAGCAAAAAAGCCATTGCTACACTCGCTGGCGTGCTGATCGTCGCCACAAATCGAATCGGCTTGCAGTTGCCTGAAGAAGCCGTGACGCAAATCATCGGGGCGATTGCTGCCTACGTTGTGAGCCAAGGTCTCGCTGACTTTGGCAAGAACAAGACGGTTCCGCCAGCCGTGTTGCTGTTCGTCGCCTGCTCATGTGCGATGGTGGCATGATGGCCAAAAAAGCCCCCGCAAAACCTCCGGCAAAGCGAAAGCCAGCGGCAAAAAAGCCTGTTGAGCCAAAGCCTGTCGAGTATGACATCGACGCACTCGACCGACATTTCGAGTCAATCGCGTGGCGGTCTTGGTTAGTCAGTGGGGCCAAGGCCGTCGCGCTGATTGTTGCCGGGGCTGTGGCTGGAGTTTATGCGGCGGGCGGCATTCCAATTGGTCCGGGGCCGGTTGTCCGCAATGACGTGCTTCAGCAGTCCTACGACGCCGACAGGGTCACTCAGGCGGCTGTCTTGCGTGACTACGCCGCAAAGTGTTTTACCAACGACGACGCAGGCAGAGAAGCCGCAACCAAATGGTTCAACGATAACCGTTTTCGCAATCGCGGCCCTGACTTTCGACCGTACACGTCAGCGGTAACAGATCATTTTGCAGCCGGAACGCTCGCAAAGTTTGCTGATGAACTGGAGGGCAAATGAGCGGCTTCATCGGCGGATGGTTACAGACTGAAGAAGATCGCGATTTTCTGGACGCATTGCCAGGGGAATCAGCAGTGCTTGCCATGCGAGGCAGTTACAGCGAAGTCAAGGTTGACCCTCGCAAGGTGATGAAAATTGAAAACCAAGGATCGGTCGGAAGCTGTCAGGGGCACGCACTGAGTAGCGTTTGCGAGCTATGCTATTACATTGCGACTAGTGATCTGTCTTTGCAGTTGTCGAGGGCTGCGGCTTATTACGAGACTCAGCGAATCGACGGAATCACGTCTGACCGTGGCAGCACAATTAGCGGCGGGATTAAGCTCGCGACGACAAAGGGCATCTGCCGCGAAGAACTCTGGAAATACTCAGGCCGTTACGACGCTCGCAGGCCGTCAAATTGGGCCGAGATCGAAGCAGACGCGGCTCAGCATAAGGTTGGCCAGTCTTACCGAATGGAGTCCTATGACGGCGTGAGAACGTTTCTCGGCAGCGGCCAAGGCGGAATCTCAATCGGCATTTCATGGGGTGGCGAAGTCGACCGCCCAATCGTCAATTCATTCAGTGGGGCAGGTGGTGGCGGCCATGCGATAGCCCTGCTTGGCTTATCAGAACGGCTTGATTCTTCCGGTCGGCCTTTCGTGTTCATCCTTAACAGTTGGGGAGCAAACTGGGGCAATGGTGGCTGGGCTGAATGGGCACCAAATGCCGTGGAGCAAATGCTGCGGCATCGGTACACGGCCTGCTTCGGTCTGTCCGACATGCCAAACGTAAAGCCTCGGGAATTCACCTTGGAAGACATGCGGAAAGGGCTGGAGATATGAAACGATTTCTGTTTCTGATCATGCTAACTGGATGCGGTGATTCTGGTGAACTCGCGGCGATGCGGACAGCATTTGAAAACGCAAAAGAGACTGTCGTTTCTGAGCAGAAAGCGACATCAGAAAAGACAATCGAAGCTGTTGTGATCCTGAAGGAAAACACAGCAGCACTCGCTCGCATAGAAACAAAACTGGAAGCAAGTTTGTCGTCTCCAAAGTCCAACGGAACGGAGGTGATCAAGTCTGCCCCTGAGCCGCCGGCAACAGCGAACAACACCCCTAACTCCTCTCAAGTCGCTACGCCGGCGGCTTCTTCTCGTGTTGCTTCAGATGGCACGGTTCTTCGATTGGACATCGAAGGCAATTGGAATCCGACAATCCTTCAGACATCAGCACATCTGCGTGAGCATGGCATCAACACGGACGGCATGACTCACCAGCAGATGGCTGACATCCATGCCGATTTACACGACGGCAAGCCAGTCGCGATGAAGTCAAAGCCAGTGCAGATGATCAATCGCGGGTCGCAATGTCCCGGTGGCCAATGCCCAACAAACACTAGACAGCGGCGTGGACTTTTCGGAGGCTTGTTTCGATGAACTTGATCAAGCCAGTCGATCTGCGACACCTGAATATCCGCGAGGCAATCCAAGCGGTAATCAGCGGACGCATTGAGCGGATTGAATGGTCAGAGACGGTTAACCTAAAACTGCAACATGACGGCGAACAGGCAGTGTTGACAGTGACAGACGGGACCGTTGAGGTTGATATTCCGGGGCCGATAAATCCGGATGTGTTGCGGGTGACAGCGTTTGAGGATCATGCGTTGGTGGATCTGAGGTTGAGCCAGGTGAGGGTGAATTACTGATGACGGCGGCATTTTTAGAACGTGACAGCCTATACGATCAGGCGTGCTTTCATTTCGAATGCTCGCCAAAGGCCGTGAGCATGTTTCAAAAGCCAGATCGAAAAGCGGCACGCAAGCGAGATCAGATTGGAAACACAATCGACACCTTTCGTAAGGTCATGTCGTCAAGCAACCCACCGCGAACAAAACAAGAAGCAGTCGAAATGGTCGCACCATTTCTCACAATGCTGCTTTCGTTCTTCGTGCGGCAGTTTGCGATACAGGTGATTGAGTGGCTCTGGGATCAGATGGAAACGCAACAGGACTAACAGCAGGGAATTGGTGCTAATGTGGATCGACGACACTGCAAGCGAGCAGCATTTGAGAACGTGGGTTAAGCATTGTCCCGCAATGAAACTCGTGAGTACGTTAGACGGTCAGATATTGTGGGCGAATGCCGCGTTTTGTGATTGGTCACAGTACACGCTGACGGAACTTAGGCGGCTGACATGGATGCAGATCAGCGTGCCTGATAAGAGTCTTGAATCAGATATCGATGAGGCAAAAAACCTCGATGCCTACAATCCAACCTACATCGTGAAAAAACAATACATCCCCAAAGGGGCGAAGCCTGAGTGGGGCCAATTGACAGTAATGAGATATCCGCTTAGTGGTCCGATTGAATGTTGTCTTTGCACATGGGAGCCCCTAAAAAATGGTACGGCGGCAGCATTCACGCAGGCGATGGACCATTACGGCGAAATCACGAAAAGGCTGGAAGCGATGACCACGGAAATCAGGACAGTGACGACGCAAACGGATGAGGACAGATTTATTCTCGGGACAATCAGAATGGTTCAGCGATATCCCAAAATGACAGCCGCGTGCATTGCGTTTGCGCTGTCGATTTTCGGTCTGAACAATGTGGTGGAATTGTTGCAGCGAACAGGAGTTGTGAACCTGCCAGTCAAGGTCACGATGCAGGAACAAGTCGGACAGTAAACGCGGACTCGTTGATCCGCTGTTGATTTGAGGGAATGGGGAAAGCATGTCTGTCGAAGCCTTAATCTCAACGCAAGTGATCGATACGACATCGGTCGGCAGGTCTGTTATGACTGCGGCTAATGCCGCTGCTGCACGCACTGCGATCGGGGCTGGAACTGGCAGTGGTGACGTTGTTGCGGCGAATAATCTCAGCGACTTGGCTTCGGCAGCAACAGCACGGACTAACCTCGGCCTTGGGACACTCGCGACGCAGTCAGGGACATTCAGCGGCACATCATCCGGCACAAATACTGGCGACCAAACTACTGTGAGTGGTAACGCCGGATCAGCTACTGTCCTGCAAACGGCGAGGACGATCAACGGCGTTAGCTTCGACGGGTCAGCAAACATAACGGTGACTGCTGCTGGGTCTACATTATCGGATACCGTCACCGTTGCCAAAGGTGGCACAGGATTAACCGCACTCGGTACAGCATTGCAGGTGCTAAGGGTTAACGCTGGAGCAACGGCATTAGAGTATGCCGCAGCGGCAGGTGGTGGTATCGGTGGAGCGACAGGGTCAACTGACAATTCGGTTTTGCGAGCGGACGGTACTGGTGGAGCAACGCTGCAAAATTCCGCGTTTGTGATAGCCGACAACGCGACCGCAAGTCCAAACAACACAGTGAACCATGCCTGCCTTGAAGCGACAGGCGGCACGACAAATGTCAGTGTGAGTATAAAGCCCAAGGGGACGGGTGCATTCTGCTTGGCTGTTCCAGATGGCACATCGACCGGCGGAAATGCACGCGGGGCTAATGCTGTCGATCTGCAGACTTTGCGATCTACAGCAGCACAAGTAGCGTCGGGCAGTGGAGCGATTGCAATCGGCATCAGCAACACATCCTCTGGCACGTACACAACAGCAATCGGTGCCGCATGTAGTTCAACAGGAACATACAGCATTGCCATTGGCTACGCATGTTCCGCAAGTAGTGGAATTGCTATCGGTGAGTCGACTTCGGTCACATCGAATGGGTATTTCGCGATCGGTACATCATGCCTCGCTACTAACTATGGACTCATTGCTCTTGGTCTAAGTTGCACAGCCAGTAATATCCACGCTGTTGCGATCGGTCGAGCGAATACAGCGAGCGAATGGAACACAATTGCACTTGGCTGGGAGAGCACTGCGGATCGACATTCGCAGCAATCGTACGCAAGCGGAAAATTTGCCGTTGCTGGCGACAATCAATCGGTTAGGTTTTTGTTACGAAACAAAACCACGAACACTACCCCGACGACGCTGTTTGCAGATGGATCGGCAGTGCGATTAACGATTCCATCGGGGAAGATCCTATTTGCTGACGTGCTGATTTCAGGCATTAAATCAGACGGTTCGGCCGCAGTTTGCTACAAGCGAAAAGTCGCGATTAAGAACGTCGGCGGCACGACTGCCTTAGTGGGCACAGTCGAAACGATCGGTACAGACATTGAGGACTCGGCAGGCTGCGACGTTGCGATTACCGCTGATAACACTAACGACGCCCTGCAGATCAATGTGACTGGCATAACCTCGGAAACGTGGCGATGGGTAGCGGTTGTCGAAGGTCTTGAAATTGCATATGGGACATAACAATGGTTGAATCAATTTTTCCAGTGATCCCCGAAACACTGCCGCCAGTTGCTGAGCGAATCGCTGCGGGTCTACTTCGCGAAGTGGAAGCGGAGGCCGCCCGTAGAGTAGGGCAGCACGTCGACTGGTGGCGAGCGTTCTGGCAATCCGACGAAGCAACCCCTGAAGAAATTACAGCGGCAATGAATGGATCGGCTGCACTGTTTTTCGGAATCGCTAGCGTCAATATGGGGCACATCGAATCGGTGGCTGCGATGCTGGGAAAGACTGCTGTCGAGCTAGGTGTACCTGTCGAATGTCTAACTGCATTGCGGCCCGTGACTGTTAATCCTGATGGCTCTGTAACGATTGGTGAGTGATGGCAACGCAAACAGTTGAATTTAGAAGCCCGCCATCGCAGACAGTCACGGCGAAATTGTTTGCGATTGGCAGCGATACGGAAGCTGGTTCTGTGACTGCTACTGAAGCGACTAATCGCAAAGGCACGTACTCCGCGGCCTACACAGACGTTGCAGCGGGCGAGTATGAATTAATCGCGTTTGTTGGAGCCGTGCCAGTAGCTCGCTGGTTCGTCACGCTGACTCTGACGACTGCGACGTTTCAGGCTTACGATAAATCAAGAGCGGAACTGGACTCCAATGCTACTGCCGCATTGGTTGACCTGATCTGGGACGAGCCATTAACAAAAGCTACGCACAACGTCGCCACTTCATCGGGCAAACGACTGCGACAAACGAATGCGTTTCAACAAATCGACTCGACTGTTACTGATGCGTCTGCAACAACGACCACGTTCGCTACTGACCTCGATTCAGCGGTTGATGATTTTTATAATGACTCGATGCTCGTCTTCACTGATGGGGCATTAACCGGTCAAGTTCGTTCGATAGTAGACTATGTGGGAGCCACAAAGACTATCGTGGTGGAGGAACCTTTGACATCGGCTCCGGTCAACGGAGTGGCGTTTACCATCGTGTCGCTGCATATCCATCCGGTGAGTCAGATTCAGAGTGGGCTGGCGACGAGTGCTGCATTGGCCGCGGAGTCAAGTAAGATCACGAACATCGAAAACGCGTCGGGCTATCTGCTGGCTGTTCTAGCCGGAGCATGTGCAGATCCGCAGACAGCCAGTGAGACTTACGCAATCACGGTGTTCGGGTCTACGTTTACCGTCGATATGGCTGGGCAGACATCCACTGGAACAAGGACAGCTCCAACGCTGACTAAGACATGAGCACGGGAAGATTTGCACAACGAGGGTTTGCGTTTCAGGGCTTTGCGTTTCGGACGTGGGGGCTGGCTGGCGGTGATGTCGCGGCCAGTGAAATTGCAGCGGGAACATTGGTTGCACAAGTCAGAAGCAGAACAGCCACAACGGAAACACGATCAAGAACAGGCGTCGCAGAGTTTAGAAGCAGAACCGCAGTGGCAAGGGGAAGACAATGACGTGCTGCTCAACGCAAGACATCCTTGTGCATCGAACCGGAGAAGCGAAGATTTATTATTATGATCTCGGTGAAGCGATCAAGGGCAGGACGATCACTGCCGTGAGCGGTATCACCGCTGATGATGCCCTGTTGACGCTATCTACGATTTCAATCATTTCAACCGATACAAGTGATTACGATCAGCAAGGAAACGCACTTACCATTGAGGCGAACACCGGAATTCGCTGGACAATGGCTGCGGGAACAGCAGGCGATGACGACGACGAATACACAGCAACGCTGACGTTTACATTCACCACATCAGCGGGGACGGAGCAAGCGATTCTCAAAGTGAAGGTGCTGTGATGAACAGGATGGAACAGCGGAAGTGTGATGCCTGCGAAGTTGTGTTTTTTCGACATGGAGCACCGGGTAAGAATGGATCGTTTTGTAGTCGTGAGTGCCGTGATTCGGTTAAGCAAACAGCATGTTCAAATTGCGGGACAGTGTTTCATTGCCTAGATCGCCAGAAGCAAACATGTTCGCCGAAATGCAGATCGCAGCAGATATCAGCCAAGAACACAAAAAACGTCAAAAGAGAATGCAAGTGGTGTGGTAAAGCGTTTTGCGTGAAGCCATCAAGATTGAAGGAGAAGCCAGCAAAGTTCTGCTCTCAACATTGCCACAACAGCCGCACGAAGTTTAAGGCATGGATGAGGGGAACGCAGAAAGCGGCAAAGGCCAAAACCATAAGTAAACGTAGGCAGTGGCAGAGGCTGTGCGAGAATGCGACGGCGCTCACATGTTTACACAATGAATCAGTTTCGGAGTGGGAACGAAGAATAAAATCCGCCGTTTCCTGCAACACGAATAGATTAGTGATGGATGGGCGACCTCAGAAAAACACATTGATAAAGGAGCGATCATGGGAAGACCTCGCACGGTTATCGTGTCGAACCAGAATAGTGCATTGGGATGCATACAGGGTTTGGCGAACGCACATCAGCAACACTATGTCAAACCACAGGAAGAGAATGATTCGCAAGACTGTGATGCAGTCACCACAGTAAAACTCCTAAAACAATTGGATGAGAATTATTTCTCGTGCGGATTAACAGGCGAGCCGCTAACGACAAGTACAGCGTCACTGGACCACAGGGTACCTTTGTCTCGTGGTGGGCAGCATGTGATGCGGAATGTGCATTTCGTTCATAAGGTGATCAACAGAATGAAAGGCACGATGACAGAACATGAATTCATTGAATGGTGCACGAAGGTGGCTGAGGCAGCACGGGGCAGAGTTAGGGGTCCTTCCGAGAGGTAAATGACGCCGCGCAGGGCTTGTTCGTCCTCATTTTTTTGTGTTTGAAACATCGAAACATGGTTACCACCATCAATGGCATTCAGAAAGCGAGTAAATCAGGCTGAGTTGTCGCGGATTCTTGGCGTGTCACATCAGGCAATCGCCAAAATGAAGCCCGATCCATCGTTTCCCGAGTTCGACAAGAACGGACTGGCGGAAATTTATGCGGTTTGCGTTTGGTGGTATCTCAGAAAAGAGGCAAACCCAGTCCCAACAGATGAGAGCCTGCTGGCTGGCGACGACTCAGACGGGCTTGAACGATACCGGCAAGCGAGGGCAGCACAGGAAGAAATTAAGCTCGCTCAGACTCGCGGCCAAGTGATCATGCTGAATGACTTTGAGGATGCGGCACCAGCATTGTTTGGGCCGCTGAGAAGGGTTGCGGAGCATGTGAAGCGAAAAGGCGATACCGACACGCTGGAGTTGATTGAGGAAGCAAATCGCGAGGTGCTGTCAAACCTAGAGCGAATTTATGGACATGATAGTTCCACAATCGAAACAGACGTGGACTGATTACGCGATCCCTGGAGCCAAAGCACTCCGGGAAGCGTTTCAGCGAATCGCAATCTTTGCGCGTTATCGGTCAATCTCAGACTTCGCAGAGCAGGAAATTATTCTTCCGGATGGACCATTTCAGGGGCAGCGTTTCAGGATCTCACGACAACCGGCACATGGAGCTTTTTTTCGCGAAGTGGACTCGGGCAACTGGTTTCGATATGCCTGCACCGGTCCGCAGCAGTCAGGCAAAACGCTGGCATTCGTCGTTATCCCGATTCTATACCATTTGTTCGAAAGAAATCAGACGGTACTGTTCGGTTTGCCTTCAATGGATATGGCGAACGACAAGTGGAAACTGGACATTAAACCGGCAATCGAGGCGAGCCAGTTTGCGAAGTATTTACCGCGGAAGGGTGCCGGATCTAATGGTGGAACGCCGGAGCTAATTCAATTCGGCAACGGTAGCAATTTGAAGTTCATCACGGCTGGCGGAGGCGATGAAAAGCGAGCGGGCTTCACAGGTCCGATTCTGGTCGTCACGGAGGTTTCCCACCTTGATCAAGTTGGCGGGACATCAGACGAAGCGACAAAGCTCAAGCAGATGGAAGGCCGCGTTAGGGCTTACCGTGCCAGTGGACAGGCTCGCATTTATCTTGAATCAACAGTGACGATTGAGCAGGGCCGCATCTGGCAGGAGTGGGGCAACGGGACGGCCGGAGAGGTCGTCATTCAATGCCACGCTTGTGACGAGTGGATGTGCCCGGGGCGAGACAACTTGATTGGCTGGCAGGATGCAACGACTGAGGATGTCGCGGAACTCAACAGTCGGTGGGCCTGTCCGTGCTGCGGAATTCTGTTTGATGATGCTGTGCGGCTGAAACAATTGACGAACTGCAAGGTCAGGCACAAAGGTCAGTCGATCCTGTCTGACGGAACAATCACGGGCCAGATCGTCGCATCGAAGACAATGGGGTTCAGGTATTCGGCAGCAACGAACACATTCGTAACGGCCGGGATCGTCGGGGCCGATGAATGGAAAGGGGCACGCGAAGTTGATCAGGACAACGCAGAAAAGGAACTCCTTCAATGGACGTGGGCACTACCAGCAAAGCCAAAAGAGCAAGACGTTGAACCATTGGATTTCCGGACGGTAATGCACCGGCAAAGCCAGTGGAAACGCGGGTTAATGCCGTCCGATGTTGTCACGATCGCGGCTGGAGTTGACGTTCGAGAAAAGCAGCTCGATTGGTTTGTGACGGCAAAGCGGGCAAATGGTCAGCCAATTTGCATCGACTACGGTTTTGAGCCCGTTTTGAGAGAAGCGAGCGACCTGAAAACAGCATTGAAGCAGGCAATCAGATATTTGCAGGAGAAGTTCGATAAAGGGTGGGAGGTCGAGGGGCTGACAGGACTTCGCGGAATCGATATCGCGTTGATCGACATCGGATGGGAAACAGACACGATTCGAGAGGGGCTGAACGAACATCAGCTTTGGAGGCGTGCAAAGGGCTTCGGGTTTAAGCAGCACTCCGGATCTGCCTACGTGGCTCCGCAGAACAAGAATCGACAGATGCACCAGATTGGCGAGGGCTGGCATGATGTGATTTTGACTCGCGGCAACAAACGTTTCCGGGAACTGGAGAACAACGCAGATCACTGGAAGCGAAGAGTTCACCAGTCGTTGACCGTGGCGGCTGACAGCTCGGCGGCGTTGCTCTTGCCGAAGTCTGAAAAGGTTGAAGGCCGGATTGAAGTAGCAAAGCAACTGACGGCCGAACGCGAAACGACTCAATTCGAAGTTGGTAAAGGAACGGTCAGAAAATGGGTTCAGACATTCACGAGAAATCACTTGCTCGATGCGTGTTATATGTCGCTGGTGGGAATCAGCGTAGCGGAATATGAGTCAGAAAAGGCACGGAAAAGGGCAGAGAATACGCCGACAAATGGCGTGATTTCAGGGAAAAAAGCAGAGCCTTTTGTAAGGAAACGCAAGTGAAGCCACTGAAAGAGCCGGGATATGTGCAGAAACGAGTTTATCACCAGTGGCATCAGGTGCCAGGGCATGGACTATGCCCGATCTGCGGACAATTCGCGAGGGTCGACGGAACACAAAGCGGTGCCGAGTTTAAGACTCAATACCGGGCGTGTGGTTGCGGGCATCGGTTTCAGACCGTGGTAAAGATCGGCTGATTATTTCCCGCCACAAATAGAACAGCGATATCCCGGAGTAAACAGCCACCGCAGAATCAGCCACAGGCCGAGGGTAGCAATCACTAGCAGCAGATCACCGCATCCCATTGCCGTTACGTGGCGTTCGAACCGTGTTCTCTTGCGACATCGGCGGCATTTTCGGCTAATGATTTGAGTTCTCTGCACAGCGTTCTCCAATGTTGGTTCCAGATGTCTGGAGGAGCAGCATACCGCCAATCGCGTAGCCAATGCAACATGCTGGCATGGCACGCTCAGCATCTGAACGCTTAACGCTGTTTGAGAACATTCGCGACAAGGTTGAATCAGCCCTCGCGTCTGGATCTCCAGTAGTTTCGTATTCAGTCGACGGCCAAACTGTTCAAAAAGAGCCGACATCAACATGGCTCGCTGAGCTTGATGCACGAATCGCTGACCTCCGATCACAGGCTGGAACTGGCCTCGCTGGTCGCAAGAACCTTGTGAGGTTCCAGCGATGAACGAAGTGCAGGAAAAACAACAGTCGGATCTGGTTCGACAGGTCAAAGAAGCAGCACGGCAAACCCGCGAAGAAAAGAAGCTTTTTCGGATCAATCCGGAAGAAGCATCCCGCCGAGTCAAAAGCCGAGTCGACCACGTCTTGCGCATGGCAATGGCTGAGCGGGTTGCGGAGCGATTTTCAGCTTACGAAGGTGCAGAAAACGATCGTCTTCGCGGCGAAAAGTGGCTCGCCAGCAAGTTGAGCAGCAACGATCAGTTGTCGACTGAGTTAGAAACGCTAATCGACCGATCTTTGGACCTGTACCGAAACGACTGCTACGCATCGTCCGCAATCAATGGCCGCGTTGACAACGTCGTCGGCACAGGGATTCGCCCGCAATCGCGAGTTCAGCCAGAACGTGGAATTCTGACGCCAACACAGGCTGAAGAATTTAATGTGATGGCGGAATGGCTGTTTTCTCGATGGGCAAAGATCGAGAAATTCTATTCCAAGCAACGACAGCTTGAGCGATGCAACGGGCTGTTTGGCGAGAATTGGCTTGAACTGGCAGATGATGATAATCCGCTAAAGCCCGTCACGCTCACTGTGCAGGTGATATCGCCGCAGCGAATTCCAGTTGTGGGCTACGGGTCCATAAAGCCGGGACAGCGAAGGCGACTCGGTTTGCGTCTCGATCAGCAGGGATTCCCAGTCTCTGCCTACGTGCGGAAATCGCATCCAAACGACTCCGAAGCCTACGATCAGGGCGAAGACGAAAAAGACCTTGGAACGCAGATCCTGCATTCATACGAGGAACTTTTCCCAGGGCAACTTCGCGGAGTTCCGTGGCTGTCTCCTGCAATGGGGCGGCTGAAAGACCTGAAGGACTTCGTTTACGCAAACCTCGTAGCTGAACAGGTCGCAGCCTGTCATTCGGCTTTTATCACTGGCGTAACTGATCCGATGGTCCTTGCTGAGCAAGGTCGATCGAGAAGCAATCTTGAAGACTTGTCCCCCGGAACTATTCAATATCTCGCTGACGGAGAAGGTGTGGCGTTCTCTGATCCAGCAAGACCGGGAACGACGCTCGCGCCGTATGTTGAGTGGGCTTTGCACGGCGTTGCGGCTGCAATTCGTTACCCTTATGAACTCCTTGCAAAGCAGTTTACGAACAACTTCAGCGGCGGACGACTCGCCCTGATCGATGGCCGCATTACGTTCAAGGTGTGGCAGCAATGCCTGATTGAGCGAACATTGGAGCCGGTTTGGCATCGTTTTATCGATCAATGCGTATTCGAAGGCGCAATCAAGATTGATCCCGTCAAGTACGAGGAAAATCGTGACCACTTCCTGCAACACGCATGGATTCCCCCGGGTTGGCCGTGGGTTGATCCTGAAAAAGAAGTCACCGCAGACCTGGCGGCCATCGCTGGCGGACTGCAGACGGAAACAGAATCCCTTGCTGCAAGAGGCAGAGACTTCGACGAGACGTTGGCTCAGCGAGAACGCGAAGCGATGGCCAAGATGAAGTCAGAGGCCAGAATCATGAACGCTCGGCAAGCGTTAGGGCTACCAGATCCAAACGCGATGCCTGCACCAGTCGGCAAGCCATCGGCATCGGCAAAAGCAGTTCGGGGGGTGCAGAATGCCACAGCTTGACACTATAGCAGATCCAGCATTGTTCAGAACAACACGTCAGGCCGAGTTGCCATCGAAGGTCGATCGAAAAGCTAACATCGTGTTCGGGGCCAATCTGATGCAGGTTGGCGACCTCAACAACGGCGATGCGAGGCCGTGGACCGTGGATGCAGAATCGTTGGCACAAGCTCAAAAGATGATGAGCAAAGGCAACAACGGTGCGAAGGCTCGATTCACTCATCCAAACATGTCCAGCGATGGCATGGGCAGTTATCTCGGTCGGTGGAAGAACGTTCGCGTCGACGGCGGAACGCTACGTGGCGACCTGCACTTGGCAGACGCTGCTTTTAAGAGCCCACAAGGCGACCTTGGCACCTATGTCATGGACTTGGCTGAAAGCGATCCTGAAGCGTTTGGCGTATCGCTGGCGACTCGGCTGGATTATGCAAGCCTCGAAGAGTTCGACAAGAAAAAGACGGGCGAAAAGTGGCCAATGCGATTTTCTGACATCCGGGCCGGAGACATCGTTGACGAGCCAGCCGCAACACGCGGTGGAATGTTCGACTTGACTACGCCGGATCTGCGAAACCTGCCAGCGCAGGCGACAGTATTGCTTTCCACGTATTTTGGCGATGCGGAACCCGAAGTGGTCAGGGGTCGTATCAACAGTTTCCTTGACCGCTATCTATCAAACAGGGAGCCTGTAATGGCCGACGAAACACAAGTTGAGAAGCCAGAAGAAACACCGGTCGAAGAAACGACCACGACTGAGACGCCAGTTGAAGAGACAGCAGCAAAGCCTGACTTGTCAACGGACTTCGCAGCCGACGAACGAGCACGCTGCAAAAAGATTCGGGCACTGGTTGACCTTGCGGGAGTTCCTGACAAGTTCAACCTGTTTGTGGACAACAATTTCAGCGTTGAAGAAACGCAGGCAGCTTTGCGTGACATCGTCGCAAAGAAAAACCCTGCACTCAGCAACGTGCCAGAAGCTCCCGCCGATCCAAACGCCAAATACAAGGCGGAATTTGCGGCCGAGCCTCGTTACGCTAAAAGCATGACCGTCGATCAGTTTGTTGCAATGCGTCGAGTTGACGAGGGTCTTGACGTTCTCAAAGCCCCAATGAACGCTGCAGGTTAGTCACGCTCCAAAAGGGCGATTCTTTTTCAATCACTGTTTGAGGAGCGAATACCATGGCTGTAACAGCCAATCAAGTCATCAAAGTGCAGGAAGGCGATCGACGGAGCTATCCTGTCGAGGAGTCTACTCGCATTTATCAAGGAACGCTGGTCTATGTAAACGCAGCCGGATACGCCTGCGATGTCACTGCAACAGGCGTTAACGCTTTTGTTGGCATCGCAGTCGCAGAAGCCGACAACACCAGCGGCGCAGATGGCGATATTGAAGTCGAGGTCTACACGGAAGGTGACTTCGAGCTGACTGGCACATTCAACTCCATTACCGACGTTGGAATGCCAGCGTATGGCGATGACAACTACGCGGTTGTCGTTGCTCTTGGCGCAAGCAGCGTCCGCATTGGGCGTGTTGTGCGATTCGTCAGCACTACAAAAGCAATCATTGCCATCAAGCCAAGCGGCGTCGGAGCATTGGAAGTTGCTCCGCTCACAACCATCACGCCAGCAGATGCGGCTGGAACGCCTGACTACGCAATTGCTGCAATCACAAGCAGCACGCCTTTCGGCTTTTCAAACGCGGCTGAAGGCATCACGATCCTTTACGTTATTCAGAACCTTCAGCGTCGCGTTTTGGACCTTGAAGCACGCCTGAAGTAGTTCTCTTGTGTCTCCGTCACGGGAGGCCGGTGATACGTTGCAACGTTCCCGGCTTACCCGCGACAGAGTTGATTTTCTCAGTGTGATTACCGTGATGGAGGTTTTGAAGGAAACCTCTCATGCCTCTGGATACAGCAAAAGCAACAGTCACACTGCGGACTTTGACGCAGAAATTCGACAACCGAATCGGCACTGCGACTCCGTTCTACCCGCAGGTTTCGACCATCGTGCCAAGCGACGGTGCGGACGAAGCCTACGGTATGCTCGGGAATCATCCCGGCGTTCGCGAATGGCTGGGTGATCGTCAGTTTCACGAGCTGCGAGCAGGGACGTTCACCATTGCGAACAAGCACTGGGAAAACTCGCTCAAGATCAAAAAGACCGACATCGCCGACGACCGTATGAACATGTACGGGCCGCTGATGGAAGACTTGGCCGTTGAAGCCAGTTATCACCCGGACGAGCTGTTTTTCACAACGCTGGTCAATGGCGAGTCAACAGCGTGTTTCGATAGTCAGTTCTTTTTCGACACGGATCACAGTTGGGGCGACTCTGGCACACAGAGCAACGACTTGACCAGCGCGGCAGCAACCGGCACAACGCCGACAGTGGCGGAAGCAAAGGCGGCATTCAACGCCGCTCGAAACGCAATGATGAAGTTCAAGAACGATCAGGGCAAGCTGCTGAATCGACCAATCAGCATGGGGCTGAGCAATCTGCTTCTGCTGTGCAATGTCGACTTCGAAGCAATCTTCAAAGAAGCGTTGCTGGCACCTCTGGTAAGCACCGGCGGTACAAACGTCGTTGTGGACGCTCCGCAGATCATGTCCAGTGCTTACCTGACCGACACGAGCAAGTTTTACCTGTTCAATCTGGATGGCCCATTGAAGCCATTCGTGTTTCAGGCTCGCGAGCCGCTTTCACGACAGATGAAAGGGCTTGACGACAGTGAAACCAAGGACGTGAAGTTCATGACTGAGGCACGATACAACCTCGGTTATTTGGCATGGTGGAAGGCCGTTCTTCACACCTTCACTTAATCGGCGGCTGTGGATGAGAAACACCGGAAGCCGTGTCTTCCGGTGGCTCTGTGGTTATCCGCCATAATCACAGGGCATTTTGTGGCGGCGGAATGAGGCTCAGTAATGGCAGCAGCAGAAAAAACAAAAACGATCACGGTCGCAAAAGGACCAAAGGCAACCGGCAAAGTGTTCGGTTTTCGAATCGCTCCAAAAGACAAAACAAACGGCGGTCGAATCGAGATCGGCGACAGGCCGGTCAAGATCAATTTGGAAACTCCTGAAGCGATCAAGTGCAATTTGAGAGCGGCGGTAGAGGGTCACATTGGAATGGGATTTCTCAAACTGGTGGACGCAACTGAATGAGCCTTCGCGAGCAAATGGCCGTTGATGCGTGTGCGATCTTGAACACCGATGAACTCGGTGAGCAGGCATTGTGGACGCCTTACGGCCAAAGCTCGGGACTCAACAGAACTGTTCGTCTTATTGAGCAACCGGACCTGCAAACAATCAGGCGGGCGTTTGTCTGGACAGTTCAGAAAGGCACAGCAACTCGGCAGGGGGATTTGTTTCGCGTTAAGCGTGGCAACGTCACCAGCACATGGCGAGTTCTTTACACGGATCCGGCGGAGACAGCTTTGCAGCGGTCTCATTGCCACCTGCAACTGACGGACACAATAAAAGCTGTTCGTCGGCCGAAGTACAAGCGAGCAAGCGGGGCAGACGCCTCAATTCTTTCCGAGGTGGCCGCGTCATATCGGTGCCAGTGGTTTCAGTCTTCGGCAGAAATCGACGTTGATAACAAACGACGAACCATGCAGGGTGAGTGGTATTGCGTTGTTGAAGAAGTTCCAGAACTGGATACGGATCTTACGTTGACGGATTCTAATGGCAGATCGTTTCGGGTGGATCGACTCGAAAAAGGATTCAACCGCGATGAGCTGCCATATTTGATTTGTTCGAGGTCCGACGTATGAGCATCAAACGAATGGACAGAACGGTTCAAATGATGAGAGAGCTGCAGAAGGAAACGGCGGACGCATTGGAAGCAGCCGCATTGAAGTTGAAGACTATTTCTCAGCAGTCAGTCAGCAGGCGATACGTGAGACGGCCGGGGGTAAGAAGAACGGCAACACAACAAGATGGCCAGACGCAAACCTAAAACGCTCCGATACCGTGCTGGAAAGCTGCTCTCGGCAACTTCCAAGGCAGGCCGTAAGCGGGTGAAAGCTGCGAAAAAAAACGTTGCAAAAAGAATCAAGGTAGTCAGCAAGAGGGTCAACAAAAGCAAGAGGCGAGCTGCGAGGTTTTTTAAGTCGAACTCGCTTTCCAAGGCGGTCACAAGACGAGCAAAAAAGGCGAATCGGCAAGCCAAGAAAACATCAAAGGTACTCAAGCGAATTGGAAAGCGAAGGTTACGAGAGGCACGGCGACGGTTGAAGAAGTTACCAGGGCAAACACGCAAAGCGAAACGATTTGCAAAAAAGACACTGAGGGCCGCATCGAAAAACACAACGCGGTTTTTTAAGGCTCGCAAAAAGGCGGCAAGACTTCGGGAACGCGAAAGAAAGATACAGGCCAGAGATCAACGCAGGGCATTGAGAGCACAGGAGAGAGCAAGAACTCAGTTTGATTTCGATGGCACTGTTGACATCACTGGCGCTCGAGTCAGGACATCAAATGCAGACCCGGGGGCAAGCAAGCCGGGCGAGCCGCCAAAGATGAGGACGGGCAAAGGCAGGTCGGCAATCAAGGCTCAGTTAAGGCTCAAGGGCAAGAAGCTGGAAAGCCGCGTTTATGTCGACAAAAAAATCGCTGGATATATGGCGATGTGGGAGTTTCGAAAGGACGGCAAAGGAAGGCCATTTCTGAAACCTGCAGTCGAAGACAACAAAGAGGCATTTGGCAAAGTTATTGGAAGTGAACTCAAGCAGGCCAACAAAGGCGGCAAGAAGAAAGCGGTCGTCAAGTGAGTACTGGGCTGGATCAATGTTTGATCGAACGATGGCGGAACACGGCGGGGTTGATCTCGCTAATTCCTGCCAATCGAGTCAGCACTGAGATTACCCAAACAAACGAAACAACCGACGCTGATAATGATCAGGACGGCCATTTTGATGACTGCGTTGTATTGCAGGTCGCCACTGAGCCGCACTGGAGAACAAACAGCGGGCGAGGATGGAAAAGTCAAGTCAAGGTGTCGGTGCTGTCAATCGACTATGACCGGGGAAAAGCAGTTGCTCAGCGATGTGAAACCCTTTGGGACAGCGGGACATTTGCAGGATCAGAGTCAGTAATTACGTTCAGTCGTTCCGGTGGGATTTCATCTGAACAGGATGAGTCCACTGGAATATGGGACAGCACTGTAAGTTTTGAAATTCATCACAATGGAGTCTAGATAATGGCTGATTATTCAGTAACCGCTGCAAGTGTTGTGAAGACAGCAAACACCGCAATCAGCGAAGGAATTGCTGGCGGAACAATTACGGCTGGCATGGCCGTTTACATCGACACTGCCGACAGCAGCAAACTCAAGGCATGTGACGCTGACGTATCAGCCACAAGCGTAGCGGCCGGAATCGCACTGCATGGCGCGGCAAACGGGCAGCCGTTGAAATACGCCACAAGCGGCAACTTGACATTCAACACGGCATTCACAACTGGCGACGTGGTTTGCGTCAGCACGACCGCTGGTGGAATCGCCCCTTATGCTGATTTGGCGTCAGGCGACTTCGTCACAGTGCTTGGAATTGCCACCTCAACATCGAATCTGCGGCTGCAAATTAACGCCAGCGAAACAGCGAAATAATTGGACTGCTGTCTTGTTTCTTTTCTTGCATCAATAAGGAATCACGCAAATGCCAGCAGGCACACCGCTCACCGGCAATGAAATGACGTTCAAAATTTCCGGAACGGCAATTGACCACACGACAAAATGGACAGTGAAAGGCACAGCAGCCAAGGGCCGATACGCCAGCAACTCGACAGCTGGCGGTCGCAAAACAACGATTGGCGTTAAAGACTGGTCGGGCACGGCGACACTGTTCATTCATGCCGGGGCAACGATGGCGATGAAGATCGGCACCGAATACAGCGTTGTGTGTCATGGCACGGCATCCAGCGACACAATCACCGGGACGATCATCGTCACCGATGTCGGTGACATCACGTTCGATGCTGATTCAGGTGAACCAGTGGCGTGCGATTTTGCTTTCGACTTCCAAGGCATTCCGACAGGTGCCGGTGCTTTCACTCTCAACTAATCAGGAGTAATCCATGGCGGATGGATTGTTCAATCTTTGCGGTCGGCGGACTGCAGAACTCAGCAAAGACGGCAGAACGTATCGGCTCGAAATTCGGTCTCTTGCCGACTACGCAAAAAAAGAGGAAGCGATTCTTTCCCGCGTGGGAAATCCTTACGCGGGCATCGATTCAATCAAAGATCGTGCTGTTCAGCAAATGGCAATCAAGATCGCAGCGGACACTGTAGCTCGTCCGCTGATTGCCACAATGGTCGATGAAGATCGGTTCGACAGGTCGATGCGTGGGCTGTCGTGGTCGATTTGGCGAGCCATGGGGAAGAATCACTCGATAGAGTTTCCGCAGGATCTTCCAGCAGAACAGGGCATTCAGCTCGGGGCGGATTTCATTGATTGGTTTGGCGACATTAACGGCATCGTCAATGCCATCCACGCGATTGAAGAAAAGACCGAAGTGGGAAACTCAAATGGCCCGACAGTAGCGGCGGCGTCGGGCCAGTAACGAGACGGACGATTCCGTGGGCTACGGTGTTTCGCAATGTCGCAGAGAAGTACGGTTGGACGTTCGAGGAAATCGGACGAATGACAATGTATCAAGTGCTGGTAGCGGCCGGGGCATGGTGTCCGGAAGATATCTTTGAGAAGAGGCCGGGCTGATGGCGATTACAGTACAAGAAGCACAGGTTATCTTTTCTGCTGATGGGCTTTCGCAAGTCCAGACAAAGGCGGGAATGGCAGGCAAGGCTCTCGACCGCACAACGACAGCGGCGGGCGGGCTGATCGATAAACTAAGGAGCGTGCGGCTGAATATCGGCGGCATGGGCTCCACACTTGCAGGACTCGGTGCTGGAGCCGCGGTCGGCGGCATGATGTCGCTGGCGGCCGGAGCAGAGCAAACTGCGATCGCGTTTGAAGTTCTGTTGGGTTCCGCCGAAAAGTCAAAAGACATGATCGAGGCGATGAGAGCCCTCGACATGAAAACTGTGTTTGGAATGCGGGAGCTGTCCGAGTCAGCCAAGATGATGCTAAACTTCGGCGTCGCTGGCGAGGAAGTTGTTCCAATCCTGTCAATGATTACCGACATTGCAGCCGGAGACTCGCAAAAGCTCGAAGGAATGACGCGAGCATTCGGGCAAATGTCCGGAGCTGGGCGATTGATGGGGCAAGACCTAAATCAAATGATCAACGCAGGATTCAGTCCGCTGCAGGAGATTAGCAAGCGAACCGGCGAATCGATGGCGGTCCTCAAGAAACGAATGGAGGACGGCAATGTTTCAGTGGCAGAGGTCAAGCAGGCTTTTGTTGATGCAACGTCTGCTGGTGGTCGCTTTGCGGGCATGAATGACCGCATGAGCCAAACAACTGCTGGCCAGTATGCAAAGCTGAAAAGCGAAGTCGAAATGCTGGCAATTGCAATGGGGACCACACTTTTACCAGAGGCCAACAAACTGCTGGAATGGGCTCGCAAGTTCTTCGACCAAACCGACGAAATGCCATCGACGTTCAGCAAGTTGCAGACATCTGTTCGCGACTGGTTCACGGAAACGCAGGAAAAGTTCGAAGGCGTCGGCGTCATTGTCGGAGTGACTGCGGTTCACATTGCCGACAGGTTCCGCGATGCGTTTGAGGACATTGTCAGCATTGCCAAAGCAGCCTTTGATTGGATTCAGGCAAACTCTGGCAAAATGGTCGACAATCTTGGGGCCAGAATGCGAGCGATCAAGCAGATGCTAATGGGCGAAGAAGTGACTGAGTTTACTGTTCCCCTTGGCGAGTTTCAAATGCCGGAACTTAGGAGCGGGCGCGGATCTTCGCTAATGGAGAAGATCGACGAAGAATTGGCGGCGGCCCGCAGAATTAAAAAAGATCAGCTCGTAGCGGAAGATGAAGCAAATAAGGCCAAGAAAAAAGGCGTGGACGAAACCTCAGTTGATGCCAACAAGCGTTTACCGAAACAGTTTGCGTCACAGGTCAAAGAGGCTTCCCAATCGAAAACGTTTTCAGCCGAAGCGTTGTTTGCTTCGCTCCGTGAATCGACGTTAAACAAACAGTTGAATGTCGCACAGTCATCGCTGAGCGTGCAACAGCAGCAACTGAACATTCAGCAGCAACAATTGCAGGCTGTTCAGAACCTTGACATGGGGCTTGCATAATGCCGATCACAGTCCCATTCGTCGAACATGAAGAGAGCCCGATCGAGACCGGCAATCGCGACGGTGACTTTCAGTTTACGCGAATCTTTGTCACGGCGTGGGATGACCGCTGGGGCTTTGTGAACGGAATGTTTACTGGCGGGCCGATTGGTTTGCCGATGGTCTACGGTCCCGGCTTTCCGGGCGTGTTCGCAGACACGTTCAGCATTGACAAGATTGCACCAAACCCTCGCAACGCAACAATCGTTGATCCGCAGTCGCAGGCTTTGACACACGCGGGCGAAGCTAAGATTACTATCGGTTACAAGCCAATGGTGCCGACTGAAGATGGAACACTGATTAGTTACGAAATGCAGGAGCAGGGCGAGTTTGTCACTGTTCCAAGTCGCGGGCTGAAATGGGCTTCAGACAACGTTCCGCTTCCTGCGGACGTGAACGCGGCATATGCCACAACGACCACGAGGCATGTCGTGACATGGTCGCAGGTGCGGAATCCACCATGGCGAGTTTTGTCTGAGTGCATCAATCACGTTAACAGCGTGGCGTTTTTAATTCCCATCACAAAACAGTTGCTCGCTCCGGGCACCTTGCTGTTTGCAGAGAAGTCTGCGTCGATTTCACTCAATACGCTAGGCCAAACAACTTGGAAGCTCACGCTTACATTCTTGGAAAAGGCTCAAACGTCATGGAGTACAACAGGGCAGGCCGCAAACGGCGGAAGCACTGTCTACGGGTGGAACTGGCAATGGCGAGAAGAAATTGGCGACTTTGATAGGCCGAAGTCCGCTATCGGCAGTGGCTACACGTTTCAGGAAACGGATCTTCGGCGGATCTTTACCTAATGCCAAACAACTTTCAGCCACACGTTCCAGACTTTCAGCGAGGCGAAAGGCTTTCAGCGGCTAGGCTGAATGAGCTGGCTGATGCGGTCGCGCGGATGCTTTGGCATAAGCAGCAGTCAGCAAATGCCGCGTTCGGCGTGAAGCCACCGCTGGAGATAATTGGCAAACTCGATGGCGATTTGCCTGCGGCGACAAACTTCGGGACGGCTCCGGGCGAAGCTGTTATGTCAGTCTGGTTCAAAGACCAAAATGGCGACTTGATCGACTCAGGACGCAACGAAAACATCAAGCAACGGTTCGAATCAGCAGAGGCAAAGGCGGCAGGGGATGAGGTTCGGGCAGCATGGATTGAAGGTGAATGGGTTGCCTTGCCGAGCAGCGGTTCCGGCGGCGGCCACACAATGTGGTTTGTCATCGCTGATGTTCTCTGCCCTGACGGCTATGAAGTCACGCAAAACACAATTCGAGTTACCCCGCTATGGTACACAGGAAACTGCGGCACAGTTCCGCCGGGCCGACAGGATGACGGATATTGGCACGTTTATGACATATGCAGTTATTTGTCTGGGCA